AAAAAACCGACGAACTTAACACAACTCCGAGCGGTGCAAACTTCATTAAGTCGGAAAATTCAGCAGTCCCAGTATAGTTAATAATTTCGTGTCCGTCTTTTCGTTTAATCTTTATTGGTCGGTACATTACCGCCATTGCTTTGTGATAAGTGTCCCAACTTTTTAAGTTTTCTTCTAAGTCTACATATTCGCCAAAACTAATATTTTGTAAGTCGGGAATAAATCCAAACTCCATATCTTTAATTTTAAATGTCGGTGTAAACTTCGGTGTCTCAGAAAACAATTTATTAAAGTGCGCTACTAACTTTTGTACTTCGCTATATTTTATGTTTATAATTTCTTTTAGTTCTATATCGCAAAAGATTTGAATCATTTTTTCCGCTAACATTTCGTTGTCGGTTGTTGTCTCTTTTACCTTAATAAACTTTTGGTATTGTCCTAAGGTAATTTCGTTTAAGTCTGTTGGAATGGTTAATTCTAATTTCATATTTATATAATTAAGTTTTCGTTTTCTTGTTATATGCAACCGCTATTTCGTAAGCGTATAAAAGCATTTCAAAATGTAGTACAAACTTTCGTGAATCGCTCATATTTATTTTTACCCTTACGCCTTTACGTTGGTATATGTATTCTTCAACTACGGCAACCATTACGTTTAAATCGTTTGTCATCTTATAAAATATAAACCTTTTGTTGGGTTCGCTAATTGGTACGATACCGCATAACGTAAAGCGTCTATTGCGTGGTTATGTTTGTCTATTGGTGTTTTGCTTTTCTTTTCCAACCACGAATAGTTGTTTAGTTCTTTAATCAAGTCAATACTATCTTCGGAAATTATCAAGTCATAATCTTGTAATAAACTGATTCCGTATATTACGCTATCCGCTCCTTTGATTGTAGGCACTACATTATTACCCAACGAATTAAGTTCGCTTATTAGTCTCGGTTCTGAGTTGTCGCCAACTATTAAATCCTTTTCCGCAAAGTCTGAATTCAATCGTGCAATTTGACTTGTGGTTAATGCTTGTTTATAAAATAGTAACTTGACGTAAATAACTTTGTTTGCTTTGTCAATATTTGTTTTTACTAACGTTGTCGGGTCTGCGCTGAATCCGTAATCTTGCCCGTAAACATTTGTTCCTATTTCCCTAAATTGCCCTATCTTCCAATTGGTAAATATTACACCTTCGGCTTTGTCCAACCAACCACCTAATATTGTGTGCTTGTATTTTTCGGGTCTTCGTGTTTTGATATGTTCGACTTGGTTTAAGAATGATTCCGATAAATTCTCAAGGTTGTCTAAGTAAGTCGTATGTATGTAAGTGGTATCGTTTTTAATTAGTGTTGCGCCTTGTTCTATTCCTTTGCTTTCAAAAAACTTGTCGTAAATAAAATGTTCTTTTGTTGTAGGGTTAAGGATTAATATAACTCGGTTTTGTTTTGTCTTATGCCTAATTGATAAATCTATTTTATCAAAGGTGTCTTCGTCCGTTAGTTCTTCGGCTTCGTCAAGTACCCAAGTCGTGACCCCTTGCAAAGATTTTAAGTTAGCCGTTTGAGTTCCAGAACTTGTCTTGATTCCTTTGAATATTATTTTACTACCCGTTTGAATATTTATTATTTCGTCTTTTGTTACGATGAAATTATCTTGCATATCCATAAGCTCAATTTTTTCGATGAACTCGGGAATGATTGAAATGCCCGCACTTACTAAAGTATAACGAGTAAATAAGACAACGTGTCCGCTTTCCTTTGTAAGCAACAATAAGAACGTGGTAACGCTATACGACTTCGACGAACCACGCCCGCCCGTTACAATAAAGTACCGAGAATCACTACCTAAATAATTAAACTTCGGGTTTAATACTATCAATTTTAAATAAGTCTTTTACGTCAAAATTAGATACGCTTAATGTTGTCTCAACCGTTTCTTTTGGTTTGCCAAATAAATGTTCGGCAATAAATATTTGACCACGCTGGGTTTCTAATAAAGCAACTACAAAACTAATTTTATTTTCGTCGTCCGTATCTTTGTTGTAAAGGCGTTTTAAACCTTCAACGAATAATGTATTAACTTTTAATTCATCTGCCTTTGTATGCCGTCCTCCGTTGGTCTTATGCCCTCCGTTGTTCTTTCTTTTATCTTCCATAATTAAAAAAAGTATTAATTAATTAATTTTCGTCTTTGTATTCGTTTACAACTTTGCTTAATCCGTTTACAACTTCCCTTAAACAACTTCCGCAACTTGTCGGTTGCCTTCTTTGGCTAAATACTCTATTGTAAATTTTAAGTAGTTCCCTTTGTTCGCTTGGAATTAAAACGTTCTTTGCTAAAACTTTGGTTGTTGTTAAGTATTTATATTCGTCTTGAGTTAAACACTTTGGTTTTAAGTAAGGGAATAGTTTATTCAATTTTTCCTTTCGTTTTTCACACCCGCAGTCTTCGCCTAATAACCATTTGGCTACTTTTGCTATTCCCGTTTTTTCTAAAACAATTTCGATTGTGTCTCCTAATCCAGTAGGTTCGATAATTGTATTTTCTTCAATGTCAATTTTAGTTAGTTTTTTCTTTGCCATAATTTTTACTTAATTAGTTCGTAATCTTTGTTTTGGTAATCTTCGTAATTCTCTTTTATGTTTTCTTTTATTCGTGTTTTGCAATATTTCAACGTATGAAAAATAGAGGTTACGCTTATATTAGTTTCCTTGCTTATTTCACGCATAGACATATCGGAATCTTTATAAAGGTTAAATAACATTTGGTCGTACCAATGCCATTCATCAACTACGTTTTCAACTTGGTTCAATAAGTAATTAAATGATTCGTGTTTTTCTACGTTTGGCGTTTCGTCTGGCAACATAGCGATTGAATCCAAATCTACTTTTTGCATTTTGTTTGCTTTATTAACGTGTTGTAAAAAAGTATTCTTGAGTGCAAACCAAACATAAGATTTGTTTAAGTTTCCGTTGGTAAATAATTTGTCTTCGTTGCTCCATTTCAATAACATTAAATAAGTTTCTTGAACAATGTCTTCAGCAAAGAAATATTCTCCGAACGAGTTAACTATCTTAACCCATTCTTTATGATGCTTTACAACTTTATTAATCCAATCCAATTTTACTTTGCTTAAATATTAATCAAATATATGTTTATTTTTTCAACAAGTAACAAAAAATCTTATCAACAAACTTTTGTTAAATAAAAAACCCCTAATTAAAGGGGCGTAAACTTATTGTAATTTCAATCGGTAAATATACTTGTCTATTTTCTTTGCGGTTTCTAAACTTACGTCTTTACCTTGTAAAAATCGGTCTATATTGTACTGGTGGAATTTTTCCCCTCTACCTTTTATTTCTTTTACAACTTGGTTTCGTGTTCGTGTTTTTAATGCTTCGAGTAAACAAGCTCTTAAATTATAATCGTCTATTAACATCGGTCTAAATTTATTTCGTTTTCTTGTAAGATTTCAAAGAACTTTTCCCTTATGCGCTCAACCATTGCAAATTGATTTTCTTTTAATTCTTCGTATTTCCAAATGCTTCGTAATTCGTCTTTAATTTCGGTTAGTGCAAAAAACATTTTAGTTGATTTTACTGCTGATTCAAATTCGAATTGGTCATCTGGCAAGTTATATTCAAGTTTCACTTTCATATTTTAGTTAATTATTTACATTAATACTTAATTTTCATACTTACTGCACATTTTGGTTTAATATAAGGGGCAATTTTCACCCCTTAAACTTTATTAAAATGGTAAATCGTCCGAACAATCCAACGCAACTTCTTTAACCGCACCTTCAACTGCGTTAATTTGCCAACCTTCGATAGTATTAAAATACTTTATTTCGCCTTGTGGACTTTTCCATTCACGCCCTCGTAAATTTATGCTTACTTCGACTTGTTCGCCAACGTTATTTTGGCTTATTAAATCGGTTTTGTCTTGTGTAAATTGAATCGTTATGTATTGCGGGAATTTTTCGTCCGTCAATAATACAACATCTTTACTTTTAAATTTTTCGCTTACTTTTCTAAGCGCTCCAACAAAGTGGATTTTTCCCGTTACTTTCATTTTTTTAAGTAATTATAAGTTAGTGCAATAGTGCAAACCCAACCCCAAACAATTGCTGGGGTTAAAAGTATTGTTAAAAGTGTTATCATTTTAAGTTGTTTAGTAAATTATCGTAATATTCTCTGCATTCTTCTATTCGTGTTTTGATATTCTCGATTATAATATCGTCTTTTGCTATTTTAAACGTTTTTAAACGCTTTTCTTTCGGTATATGTCCAAATGTATGCTTTGATTGTACAAACGCTCTTAAATCTAAACTTTCTTCGATTAAATTTGCTTTCCAATGCTCCCTTCTTATTTCGTCTTCTACTATTTGTAATGGCGTGTCAATCAAACAATAGCATAAAAGCGCTTCCGTTTTATTCGTAAGCCAAAGGTAGCCTTGTAATTGATAAAGATAGTCTTTATTTTTTAGTTCGGTATCGAAAAAAGGAAATGTTGTTGCGTCCCAACTTGATTTTACATCTAATAAAATTTCGTCCGTGTTTACGTCGGGCGTTCCAGAAATCCAATCGTTTTCAAAGTGTTCTTCGTTTTTGTAAATGAATCCTAAATTTAAAACATCGTTGCATAAAGCAATTGATAATTCTTCGACTTCGTTCCCTTTGTCGGTGTAACGTGAACTAAATTCTTTGCGTATTCCGTAAACTTCTTGTACTGCTAATTCTTGTAAATAAGTCTTAGTGGTTTGGCTTAATGTTTCCCCTTTTGTTTTGGCGTTCGTCATTATTTTTCCTATTGAACTACATCTGATTTTCATAACTCAAGGGTTTTTAATTGTTCTGGTGTTAATTCGAAAGTCTTTGTAAGCTCGTCCATTGTATAACCGCCTTCGCTTATTGCTTTAATTGCCTTTGCTAATCGTTTATCGTCAATAGCAACTTTTTTAGTTTCATTCAATTGAATGTTTTTTGCTTCCGTCTTAACTTGTTCGCCACCTGCGTCGGTGTCTTTGTCCGTAACTAATCCTAAAGCACTTGACAAAGCATAACGCCTTAAATAAGTAATTGCACTTCCTAAAACTTGAAAGTCATTCATTCCCTTTAACGCTACGTTTTGAGGAATAGACGTTT